GTGCACTTCGTTACCAATTGTGTCGAACGCCCCTGAAGAGGACGGCACTTCTTCCGAGACGTTGCCTTCTATGACGGAATGGTCCTCCACCACATGAACATTGCTCTTAGGGATGATGTTCTGGAAGAGTTCGGCTGGCACCTCTGAGCCAACAGAGGCAAACCACGGCAAGAGGGGCATTGACCAATGCAAGTGTCTGTAAAACGTGGCCTTGATCAAGCCGTCTGGCGCAGGCAAGGAAGGAGTGTTTGAGGCACGCATGGCATACACAAGTGCATTCATCAGGTCACTTCCGGTTGGTGGTGCTCGAATGTTGGTCGTGGGATTGGCTGCGTCCATGTGCAGGTACACACCTGTGGAACTTCGAGTTAGGGCCACATATGCAGTCCTGTCGAGCACTGCCCCTTCAAGACCAGTCATGTCAATCTCCATGTCTTGCTTGAAATCCTCTCCCTGAACAGATTCGTAGGTGTAAGCCTCACGACCTGCGCCCGCCAGGACGCCAACATAGCGAGGCGAAGCTGTGCACACAGGCAAATCGTGCTTAGGCCCAACACTGTGAGTAATGTGCCCGTCAATCGGATTCGTGGTGTGCACCCCGAGGGTGTCAGCGAGCAATCTGAAACCTCTGTGCGTGACAGTTGCGTACCTAGTGGCTATCGCGGCAATGCAAGCAATGGCTGTGGGGTCATTCTCACTCTGGCTTCCCCTGAAGGGGAATTTGGACTGGCCTTGTGCGGGGTCACCGTTAATCACTATCTCACTGACCATTGGGTTTGTCAAAATCACTAGGTCGAGAATCCCGCCCCAAAACTTGCCTGCGTCGTCAAAAACGATAGGGCCGGCGGATGGCTCGGTGATGATGCTCGCGAGAGTTGGGAAATTGTAACCCCTCAGTTCAGGGAAGTCCAACTTTGCTTTGGCCTGCGCACGCAAGGACTCGTTGTGAGAGACAATCCTGACCAAAGAGCGCTGCTGTGGAGTTAGGCTCTTTAGGTAGGCGAGGGTGGCAGTTGTCTTACCCGAGCCCCAGACGCCCAAGTAGGCGCGAACGGGCACAGTCACGGTCTTCCGTTCGATTCGTGCCAAGTCGACTATTGCGTCAAGAGATTGAATGACAGAAGGGTCCGCCCGGGTCTCGAGCACGGATGGATGAGCTCGAATGTCGGCTGAAAGGCGTGAGGCCCTCGCGACGTCCGCAGTGTAGCTCAATGTCTCCTCGGATAGTTGAACAGCTGGCAGCGAGTAACCGTCGTAATCTGTTGTTTGAGCGCGTAATTCAGACTGCAGGGTGGACCACATTGACACGTTGGGGCGTTGGTTATTGCGCGCTTGGTTGTCTCTCGTTTGGCCGGAAGTAGCGCCCACCTTTGCGTCTGGTTCGGCTAGTGGGTGAGCATACGACCTCGGAACGAGAAGTCGCAATTTGCGCTGTACGCTGCGAAATTTCATCCACATGGTGGCAGGAGGAGTGTATGCAACTGGTGCGTTGCCGAAAGGAAGCCCGTAATGGTACAAATGGTTGTACGGGGCAGCATAACCATTGACAGTGTCATAAGCGAATCCTTCCTGGCGAACCATTGAGATGGGATTGGCTGCATATGAAGCGATGATGGCGTCAGTAAGTTGAGTTCGAGTCTGGGGCAATTGGTGAATGCCGGCAATGGCAAGCGCGTCGGCAGTAGGGGTGGGTAGTGCATCGGCGGGGGAGGCATTAAAGTCCCGGACGAATTGCGCCTCCCATTGAGGATGGTCAATTCTTATGGTCTTCAGAATGCGTGCGAACGCGCTCACGGGAAGTGTGCTCACATCAGGGGAAGCAATAGTCACATGGTAGCCCCAACCGACAAGAGACCGCTCTATCCTCAAATGCATGGTTGGCCAATCATTGCCTGAAGGATGCGGAAGCTGTTCTAGCTTTCCTACGAGATTGAGCCCAAACTTTGATGCAGCACAGAAGACCTGCATTTCCGGCACAGTGACATTGCCTACCACTGGGTTTGTTGGGTCAGGTGTTTTAGACATGAACGCCATGTACCAGGAATACCACATGTGTGCGGTGCCGCCGTAGTGGGCTACGCAATCCCAAAAACAAGCCTGGCCCGGAGTGAGCTGTGGGTACGCCCGCGGGTTGGCTTGGTAAGCACGTTCAACCATGGCGAGCCAGTCTCGGAATAACAAGCCTGCCGGGTCAACTGCAAGTGCCACACCGGGTGGTGCCCCAGGGATGTTGGAAGGCTGTATTTGCACGGGCGGCATCGGAATGTCAACGTTTCGCCGGACTGGACTGGTGACTGTGGCTCTTGGAATGGCTGGTAGCATCGGAAGTCTCAAGCAGTTGCCGGTATTGCGCTGGTGAATAGTCATGAGGCCAAAGGCAACTGACAAAGCGCGTAGAATGCCGCTGTAGAGGAGCCAGGAACAAGAGTTAACATCGTTCCAAAATGCCAGGGCCCAGCCGTAGTCAGCCATTGAGGACTGCTCAATGTCACCAATGTAGCCTGTTATCAAGGAACAATGGTAGCGAGGGAAAACCACGTCAGGTGCCTCAGTCCAGTCATGAGAATAGACCAGAAGGTTTTCGAAGGCAACGGCAGAAAGTGCAAGAATTGTCCAGAGAAACCAGCCGGTGTGCCATGCTATCCACGGAATTGCGATCGGAGGTATCAGACCAGGCAAGACCGTGTGTGCACCCAGCATCCAAATATAGAGTTGCCAGGACCAACCCCTACCTGGCAGTAATGCAAGTAAGGTGTGGCCAGGAGCCCCTGTGATTTCCGTGATGATGCGCTCAAACAGGCCGTGAACCCAGCCTGGGAACCAAAGCTGTCGCCAGAAATGGCCGGCCAACCTAGAAAAAATTTTCACTAGGTGGCCAGGCAAAACGGCGGTAACGCAAATAATCGCGGCTGTAAGTACAAGCCTGAGAGGTTTGACATCTGCCCATTGAATGAGGTGTTTGAACACGGAGTACAGCGGCAGTTTTAGGAACACTTGACTTATGACTTCACCGATGACGATCTTCGGTACCAGGAAGGTGAAAACGGAGCCGGTAAATGCAGAGAGTCGCTGAAGTGCACTTGGACTGTTGGGAATTGATCGTTTGACGTAAGTGGGAGCCACTGACTTGGACCAACCGCCACCTGGGGTGGGGTGGATGACTCGGTATCGTTTCCTCTCATCAATGTATCCGTAGATGTCAGGCTGCGGTTTTAGCATCTGCCATTGAAAAGAGAGAGCGTAAAGAGTGCTCCAAAGAATGTGCTTGGCCCACCAGGCCCAAGTTTTGGTTGGCGAGAGCTGTTGTGCAATGTGTACAGCTATCCAACGCTCCCTGGCGGTGGTTCGCGGATTTATGCCATTTGCCAGCTGAGTGACTTTGGCAGCCAAATTTCGTCCGGACAAGTCGGGGGTGCGGTTAACAAAGTCAAGGATGCCAGTAAGCACTTTGGCCGGAAGGTACTCTCCGGACAGTGTTCCCGTGATGCTGGCAGGAAGCTGAATGAATGAGCCCGTGGAAAAGGTGCGAGTATCCTGCTCAGTTGCGTCTCCACAGAAGATGTGCCATAAACAATGCCCGAGTTTGTATTCTAGGAGCACCACATGGTATACGCGGCCATTTGAGGCGCACACACTGGAGGTTCTCAACCAGGATTCAGTAACGGCAATCGGAGTCGAATAAGACTCTGACTCAGATTCTGTGAAGATAAAATTGAAGTTTCCAAGGTCATAATCAATCATGTGACTGGCAGGCTCGAAAGTTGCGGCACGGTCTAACACTTCGACGGGATTCATCCCGGTAACGAACAAGTGGCCTTCGGGGTTGTCGGAGCTCAATCGCTCAACTAGCTCATGGGGGGTGACAACGGAAGCAACGTCATGCATTAACATGGTGGGGTAGTCAGAAAGAGATGCGTGAGCGACTGCTGTGCCAGGATACCTAGATGCGTCTTTGGCCTCATAAACTGGGTTCTGAACGCTGCCGGCCGGAGGTAACAACGAGAGCTTGCTGGACTTGACGGAAATGATGCCGTACTGATGGGGCGTTAAGTAGTTTCTAAGGCGGCGGAGTTGGAACTCTTCGATTGATTTGTGGAGGGCATGAGGTGCTTCAGGGGCGTCTGGTTGCGGCTGTTCCATGCCCAGTGGAGCAAGAAGGTGTCGTTGGCTAGGAGGAATGGCGTAAGGAGTAGATTCTTGGGCTCTAGAGCGGCCGTTGAAGTAATCTACCAGGTGCCTGTTCAGGAGAGCATGCTCCTGGGGAGACCCGGAAAAAAACGACCGAGGAAGAGTTGTGCCAACGGGAACCTGAAGAGAGATGAAATCGGATAGAATCTTACACGATGTGGGCCCACCCTTAGATGCACAGAAGCATCCGAAGGGGTTGGTGCAGGGTTCTGGCGCAAGAGTTGTTGGAGCGATGGGCGGGGTGGAAGTCTTCTCATGTGCTAATGCAGGCACATGAACCGGGCTTTCGGTGGTAAGGGGCACGCCATGCATGAGGGATGTCATGGTCGGGTCACCTAATAGCTCGAGGAAGAAGACAATCGTTCCGAGGATCCCCCTCGAAACGCGGGCATTAGAAGGTTGTGGGTTCGACGCCATCTCAGCGTCAATCCCAGC